ATGATAAACCTAGTCCACTGCTCATCTCTCCCTATCCCTTTCTGATTTGCCTCCCTTCGGATTAGCTTATACATCTGATTGGCATGGTAGAGACCTACTTGCTTGTAGATGGCCTCTATTGGTTTATAGAGCTCATCATTCCAAAGCTGTGTCCTTAGTCTTGTCTGAGCTTGTCTGGCTCCTACTTTCTTAATTGTACCTATCAAAGAACTGACAACCTTATCTAGTTGTCTTTTGACCTTAGGAAAGTGCGTTTTGGCAAACTTCCGATTGGTCCTCGTGAAGTTCTCCGCATACTCTTTTCTCTCTTTGTCGGTCATCCATCAATCTATTTTTTAGAGCCAATCGCTTGGCATCCATTTTAGCTTTCAATAACGCACAGCACCTCTCCCTCTTTGTTACCGGGTAGGTTGTGCGGACAATCTCATCAATCGTCATTCATCTCCTCATTTTCATCCTCTACCTCATTCTCGACCTCGTTAACATCGCTGAGGTCCATGTTTGGAGTCTCGTATTCACTAAGTGGCATACCATCTTGCGGAGTAATCCAAGGCTCATCAAAGAGAGGATTGTCTATTCTTTCTAGTCCTAAGTGCATTCTTTGCTCATTAGGGCTAAGTGCCTTCAGAGTTTTGATCCAGTTGGACTTCTCTACTACATCCTCTTGGAGTTCGGTAAATACCGTATGGTCAAAGTCGATATAGACATTCTGACCTTTATAACCCCAGTCGGTTTGTAGCTTTCTATTAAAGTGGTTACGGAATGAAACTAACTGAGGCATCGCACAACGAGTTGTAAGGGCCTTTTCAGCCTCTCTTACGTTGTTATATGTGCTAGACTCAGAATCGCCTACCAGTTGGCTAGGTACTCCATAAACGGATGCAAACCGCTTCAAATCCCATTTCTCAGAGTCTATAATGGATAGCTCGACTGGATTCAGTCCAACAGACTGCCAGCCCATCTTGTACCCAGAGACACCAATGCGGCCCCAGTTCTCTGATCCGACCCATTCTCCCTTTCCTACGAGTTTACTCTTAATAGCCTCTACTTGCTTTCTTGTATCTGCTACATCTACCCCTCCACCGATAACTCTTGGGTCATCAACATATAGCACACCCTTAACCCCTTGGTTTTCTAACATAGCCGCACTGGCTTTGATAGCCGAATTACTTCTGCTTAGCCTTCTAAGGGCAGCTTTGAGTGGGCTCATTCCGTACAGATGTGCTCCATTGACATCCCAGTCATAGTTCTGGTATTTGTCATGTAGAACTTGCTGTTTAGGGAATAAGGCATTTGAAAGGACTGGAATCATATACCCATCTTCAACAATGGGGAACAGATTGGTTGAGGCTATGATAGATACCTCTTGATAAGGGAGATTGTGCAGTTGATATGGTTTACCCTGATTGGCTCCCATGTCTAGCATCTGAGCCCAAACACAGCGACCACCAGTGATAAGTTTCCACCCGGTTGAGTTGGCTACTAAGTCTTGAAAGGTCTCGTAATCATTAGGATATCGTAAAAGCTCGGTTAGTCTGTCAACGTAAATAGGCTCTAAGGCTTTTTTCTTATAGCCCATAGCCTTTTGAAAGTCCTCAGTAGAGATGTCTTTCTTTCTTATCAATCCCTGATAAGACTTAAAGGCAGCCTCATCGACCACCTTGTAAGTTGACCATTCTGGCAGCTTACACTTATCGGTTATTAGAGTAATAGTGGCATAGAGGATATCATTAACTTGATAGCCGTCTCTTATGTAGTTAGTTCTGTTATCGCTGATGCCAACAAAAGTGCCCCCAGTTACCTGATAGGAAGCAAAAGGCTGGCCTATCGGCATCATCGGCACCGCTTTCTTTGTTAGTGCATCCCACGCTTCTTTGATTCTACCCACTTTCTTTATTTTACCAAGCCATCACCTCAAATCGGGGCTTGTTTAGTTTCGTGTAAATTGCATACCGCATCGCATCGCATAAGTGATCCCACATCTTGACTGGCTGCTCATCTGCATGTACTTTGCCATCTTTGTCAACCTTCCACTTGTAGGACCTAATCTCTTTAATTAGGTTTATAGACTCAGGTGTTACTATCAATGGTTGGCTTTTGACCTTCTGGATGCCAGCATAGACATCTTTTTCGGCAGGCTTGGCATTGTATCCAGCCCTAACCAGTTCCTCGATAGTCTTAGGCTCAGCAGCATCACAGTAAATCTCATCTGACCTTCTGATGTTTAAGAGCTTCAACCTTTCTATCAAATCGGTGGTTGTTAGCTTGGTCTCGTAAAGCAACTCCTTGACAAATGTCTGGCTTTCGTGAAAGCCGACCTTGACTAAGGCTGTTGGCACTGAGTACCCAAAGTCCAGACCATAAACGGTCTCGCAATCCTTTGGTAACTGACCTTGCCTCCAATGTGTGTAGATTATCTCTGATGACTTACCCCTCTCTCCCAACCCAAAGACTTTCCAGAGATTCTCATCTGCATCTTTCAGACTCTCAATCTCTGCTATCTGCTCACTTGGCAAGAATGGATTGTCTTTGTAGGTTGAGTGGATTAGGATATTGCTTTCTCTATCCGAGACATCATAGACCCAGCTCATCTCATCTACCGGGTTAAAGTCCAGAAAGATGGTTTGCTTGGTTCTTAGGGCTAACTGCTGATAAATCGTATGGGGCAATAAATTTGCCTCATTGATATACAGTATATCCCTTCCCGGTCCTCTAACCTTACCAGAATCCTCAGCCCCAAAGAACTCAATATATGAGCCATTTGGATAATGATAGACGTTGTCGGTCTTGTTAAAGTTGTCATCAGAGTATAGCCCAGCATCCTCTAAAATCTTTAGGATGTCTCTCCTTGCCCCTCGTTTCAGATGGGGTAGAGATGGGCTTACCACCGAGATAGTAACCTTTTCCTTATGCGGTATGTAAAGAGCTAGTAGTTGACTAATTGAGTAGGTCTTGCCAGATCGGGTTGAGCCTTGATTGGCTATGACCCTATACTGTTTAGCCTGATAGGCTTGCAAATTCCTTTCAAAGACACTGGTGTATCTTATCTCAACTTGTCTCATTGGCTGGCTTGAATACTATGTTAATGCCTCCATCAACCTTAATATCTTGCTCGCCTTTTTCTTTCTGACCGAGTCTTTGCTTACCTAACCAGATAAGCATCGCTCTGTCTTTATCTTTAATAGCTGCATCGAATTGGACCTTTCTTAGGAGGCTTTCTCCTGATGCCTGCTTTTCTTGCTTATATGCCACAAATTCTATACCTAGGTCCGACTTACATCGTTGATACAGAGTGTTTTCGTGGATACCTAACTGAGCTGCTACCTCTACCCCAGAGCAACCTGCCATAAGGTAGTCGGATACTACATCCCAATCGATATGTGCTGGTGTGGATGACATTATTTCTTTTTCTTGGCTCTCTTTGGTAGTTTCTTGCCTTTAGAGGCTTTATTCCACTTCTCTACATTAACTCCTTGCTTTTCGAGCTTTTTCTTGTTAATGTTAAAAAAGGCTGCTTGGGCTCTTGATTTGTAAGGCATAATGTAAAAAAGCCCACAACCCCGAAAGGTTGTAGGCTCGTTGATTTTTTACCCTTTATTCACCCCCTAATATACTAAATTTTTGGCACTTAAACAAATATAAGTGTTAAAACTTATACACATCAGTTGTCAAGCATTACTTGACCAGTTAGATAGGATGCGTACTAACTCTAGCATGATTCCTTGACCACCGAGTGTTTGTAGTGGATGCACCCCATCTAGACATTTTACCTCTAAGGAGGCATCTGCTGGGCAGAATAAGTGTTTTGCCTTACAGAGCATAGGTATATCCCATGCTGAGTCTCCTATGGCTATCTGGTAGTCAAAAGGAATGGTCTCTTTGTTTCTGATTATATGTAACTCAGCCCCAGACCTTTTGAGGTATTGCTCGGCTCCCGTCCAACTAGATGCAGTTACTAAATGTACCTGATATCCCATAGAGATTAGCTCTTTGATGGCTCCAATGTCCTTGTTATTGAATGACTTTATGATGTTGCCTTTGTGGTCAACCCAGATTTTGCCATCTGTTAGGCACCCATCTATATCGCAGCAAATTACCATAATGTCAACTGTTTTTTATATTCTTCCCACCTTTTTTCTTGTGCTTCAAAATAATCTTTATCTAATTCAAACCCTACAAAATCAATATTTCCAGCTTTATCCGCTGCTATTCTATTACTACCAGAACCTAAATGGGTATCTAATACCTTACCACCCTTTAGTAAGTATTTAGTATAAATCCAATCATAAAGTTTTGTTGGTTTCTGTGTTGGGTGTATTTTATCGCCAGTCCTATTATCAATTTTAATTATAGATGCTGGTTTGTTAAAAGATGACCAAGCTAATTCTACTTGACTAAAATTTTCCCAAGGTTGACATTTATCCCAAACTATCGGGCATCTATATTTTGGCAAATTAAAATAATTACCTCCCCAAATTATTTGATTTTTACTAACCCTAAATAATTCTACAAAATAAAAATTATCAGGTGCTTTATCCCATTCTTTGAATTTATCGCTTTGTAACCCATATATTCTTTTCTCTTTCAATTGTCCTCTATTATTTGCACTTTCTTTTCCAGTTAATTCTTCTATTCCATAAGGTGGATCGACAACCGCTAAATCAAAATAATTATCAGGATATTCAGCCATCCCGACCATACAATCTATATTTTTTACTATGCTTTCCATTACTTTTTTATGATCCAATAATACCAATCTCTGCCCAATAGGTTAACCGTAGAGAATTTATGAGCAGGCCATGCAATTATAGTCTGGGAGTTTTTGCCTAAAATAACCATGCAGCCATAGTCATCTAAAGATATATCCCACTGATGGAAGCCTTGCCAGTTCTCATGTGT